CTGGTGAGTGTTCAGGGGGAACAAGTTCCCATCCACCAGGTACCCAACGAAGTTGTTGCTCTCTTAAGGGGCGAGCACGGAGTCAAAGTGAGCAGTAACCAACTGCAAGTTTAACATCAAAGTTGACCAAACTAGATGTGACAAAAGAGACACAGGAGATGGTGAATCTCCTCACAAGCGTGTCAATAACTTGTGATAGGCTGCCATTTTAGACCACAGGTTGCCTGCCCATGATCCTACAGTGGTTTCGCAAGCCACTGGGAAACTATTATTGCCAGGTGTTCCAATCCCGGCAACTACAATGCGAGTCGTGGTGGACCGAAGTCCCTGCCTTATGGGCAGCACGCATTGAGCCAAGTCATAAAACTCTGGAGTAGGACTACTCTCCAGAGAGTTGGGAAAGCTGTAGCACCCGAGGTATTTTCCCGATTCCCCTCGGTATTTGCCGGTTAGTACGGCGCGCGACGGACGACACACCGACCAGACCGTGTTGTCCCCACTCTCGCGAACAAGTGGACCCAACACCGAACGGTTGGGGAAGCGTCCGGAGACGAGAAAAAGTCCTTTGGAGGGCACCGGACGAGTGTACTCGCCGACACCGACCAACTCAAGGCTCAAGGCCTGTAGACGGAAGGGTGAACCCGCCGTCCGCGTGTTTCGCGCAGGACTTGACCCAAGATCGTTCGGGATGGAGCGGTGCTCCAAAGCCAAGTGGATCCAGAGAGCCCTCGACCGACAGACGGCCCGGACTGACTCTCAAACTTGCTGGGGACCAGCACGCGCCGCCGCGCAGAAGAAATGCCCTTGCCTAAGGGGCGGGTGAGGCGCAGCAGGTGTATCCCATCAGCCAGCAGCCAAAATGAGCGGGAGTTAGCTGGGCGAACCATTTACTCCTGTACTTATCCCACGTCACAAGGCTCCGCTTACGGCACACCTGCCTATGCTCCCCATTGAGCGCAGGACACGCAGTCCAAGGGTCCTCCACCGTGTCACCTCTGCAGTGTTGAGCAAACCAGAACATTGAAGCATCGTTGGCACCAACTCACACACTGGGGGCAGGGTGCTATACCCTTTGCGCTTAGGGTAATACTCATCCGCCGCACTACCTCGGATGAGTTTTCGCGACAAGCATCACGCTAGAAAAGCCCAGCGATAGCTGGGAGGATCTTGCCAGTAACAAGACTGGCGATGCTGGGGATCGGGTTGGACTTGTCCACCCCAATCACGTCAGCGATCCCACCCAACATCTTCTGGAAGAAGTTCGGCCCGGCCTTTGCAGGCGCGATCTTGTCAACCACCGCGCGTACAAGCGGTGGGGCGGGAGTGCGCACCATGGAGTTCACCGTGTTGGTGATTAGAGCCTCGCCAAGCTCACTCCGCTTCATGGTGACAGCGCCACGTGTTTTAC